CATCGAATCGTTGATACCACTAATAGCTTTAATATTTAGCGCCGCTTTCTGGCTGATACGATCCAGACCAGTAGGGATCTGGTTTGGCTGTATCTTCACGGGCGGTGTAGAGCCACGGTTGTACTCAAGTACCAGACCGGTCTCAGCGCCGTGCTCTTCCAAGTCATCGGCTGACATACCCACCAGCGATCCGCTTTCTACCATCCAGCCACTATTAGCTGTGGTATTAACGATATGCAGCTCTTGGCTGGCTATTTTGTTTAGCTGTTCCTGCGGCGAAAGGAGGTTACGCACCATACCGAAAGGTCTACCGCGCCTAAAATAAGCAAAGTAAGGCACAATGGTAAAATCGTTATAAGGAGACCAGTCGTCATGAAGTACTATTTTGTCGCATGTCACTGTCCATCGGACTTTTCGTTTAACTTTTCGGATTAGGTTTAAGCTGTACTGCTTGGCAAACTTCTTGGCCTTTGCCTCGGACCATGGTTCTGGTACATCTCTCGTGTCGCCTGTTTCAGGGTCCACGAAGCACATCACACGGGTCATTCGTTTGTGCTGTCTTTCGATGACCCGAAGCGCCCGCACGTTGCGATATTCATCGTCGCCGGGAATACCAGCCCCTAGATAATCGTCAGTACTATCGAGATCGCCATAGCGATTCTCCTCGTACTCAATTGAATCCCGCCCGTAGCCGTTACCGTTCTCGGCGATGAAACGCAGCTCTTCCGCTTTCTTCTTACCGTAGAGTTCTTCGATCTCATCCAGCGTCATCCACTTCGTTTCGAAGACTTCGTTCCACGTCTTGGGGTCAGACTCTTTGGCGTCGGGATCAATAAGAATGTCGAGCGGATCTTTGGCGGTGATGCGGATCTCACCTTCGACGTGGTCGCTGAAATCAATACGAACGTCGAAGTAGCCGCGCCCGTCTAGGATCAAACCGTCGCTGAAGACCTGCTGCTCAACCCAGTCGAGCTTGTTGTTGTCAGCGATCTGCATGTACAACTTTGTCAGCGTGTGCGCGACCGCTTCGTCGCCGCCACGGCGCGGTTTGAACTGCACATCTGCACGCCGCGTGGACTGTTCGCCAAGCACCGTGTTTACAGTCGGCAGCACCGTATTAATAGTCAAAGCGGGCCGACCCTCTGCATCTAGTGCAGCTACATCCGACTCATCCCACTGGTCCCCGCGATAGAAGGCATCGCACTTCTTAGCCATCTCAACGTATTCAAGGTGGCCGTTATCACGGGCGCGAACGTAACGATCCCACTGTTTAGACGAGACCTCCTGCTGTTCGGCGGGTGTCATCTTCTCCACAGCTTTATAGGTAGCCATATCAAGCACTCATCGCGGATCGTGACCTAGTCGCAGATCCTTTCACTAAGTAGTCAAGCCGGTCTCTCCAAGATGGCTCTCTAATTACTGGCGCGGTAAAGACCGCAAATTCCGTCATCATGAGACCGAGCCATGCCAACGCATCAACCTGATCGTCATGCACCCCGTTGGGGAAACGCAGCAACTCTGCAACCAACGGCCCGGTAAATATCTCATTGCGCGGAAAGTGCACCATGCCCTGCTGCATACGTCCTTGGATGGCTCTGGCCCGCGCCTCCTTATCCCGCCTACCTGTTTTCAGATCTTTGAAATACGCTTCATATAAACCGCGCTCTCTGACCCGCTTCTCTAGGAACGGCCCTAGCGCCATCTCAATGTGACCTTTCTCAATACCCACAATGGACGGACGCCACAGCTCGTACATGTCGAGAATCTGCTCGACCAACTCAAAGCCGTCGAACCGCCCTCTCACTACATCTACAACATATATATGTTCCATCTCATCGATGCCGACCACCATACCGACCGAGTAGTCGTTACGATCCTTCTTGCCAATCGCCAAGTCCCACGCGCAGTAGAACTTCATCCGATCCAAATCTATGTCGTCTGAGTCGTAGTACTGGATCATGCTTCGTGAGAAGTAATCACCATCGTCTGCAACCGGGTTCTGCTGGTACAGCGCCGACCAATCTCTTGGGCCAACTGCGCGCTGAATACGCTGCAGCGCCTCTACGTCATACCGCTCTGGGTGTAGTGCATCTCCAGTGGTGCGGAACTCTTCGTCTTCTTCGGCAATTGCGGGGTACTTAACAACGGTCCACTCATCACCACCTTCGGAACCCGCTCGAAGGAGCTTTCCAGCAAGATCGTCATCATGCCAGCGAGTGAGAATGACAAGTACGCCACCACCAGGAGCGAGACGCGTATAAGCAGTCGACGTGTACCAGTCCCAGTTAGCTTCGCGATTATTCTGGCTTTCAGCATCTTCACGGTTCTTTACTGGATCGTCGATGACGAGAACATGAGCTCCCTTACCAGTAATACCGCCGCCAACACCAGCAGCAACATACCCGCCGCCACCGGTAGTAAGCCACGCTTCCGCGCTTTGCGAATCTGGATCAAGGCGCGTCTTAAACGCTGTTTTATAGGAAGGATCACGTAGTAGCGAACGGACCTTACGACTGAAGCCCATCGCAAGCGAACCTGAGTACGAGCAAGAAATAAATTCGTGGTCAGGGTGTCGACCCAGATGCCAAGCCGGGAACGCAATCGACGCAAGCGTACTCTTGCCGTGTCGAGGCGGCATAAAGAGCATAAGTCTTGGACTTTTCTTTTCAGCCACGTCGCGACTGAACTGCTCCAGCCGACGACAGATGTCTTTATGGACCCAGCCAGCGCTGTAATCGGGGTTAAAGCGTTCGACAAACGGGAGCAGGCGCTTTCTAGTAAGGATGCGTAGCGCCAGTTCTGCTTTAGCTTTATCTTCAAGGCTCATTTCCTCCTTGGGCGGCTCTTCTTCCTCTTTCTCTTTCGCAGCAGGAAGAGCCTCTTGCTGCTTAGCTACGCAATACACACAGTCGTTACTTTCAGAGCTTGCGAACAGCGTCTCAGGCTGAAACGTTCTGCAGACGCTGCATTCTCGTTTTTCAACCTCCAACGACAGGCTCCAAGTAGTGCTCGTCTTTTCCCACCAGCTTTATCAGCTCTTCGTCCGACAGCCGCTCCAGCTGCTTAGCCGATGCATTTATCTGCACGTTGACCTGCGTCTGCGGCTCGTTCTGCACCAGCCCATGCAACTTGACGAGACTGTCCGTCGTATTCTTCATCTCGGTCGCGGTAGCAGATGCGGAGTACGCCTCCATATACATGGAGTGCGCGTTAGCCACCGTGAAATTGACCTTTTCTCGCGCCTGCTCACGAAAGTACTCTAGCGCCCGCTTACATTCGGGCCGTGCCATCACGTCATAAACTGTGTTGCGATGCGAGTAACCCGCTGCTCTTCCAGCAGCTGCAATCGACATACCTGATGCAACGAGCATGACTAACTTCTCTTGCTGCACCGTCAAGGAATTTAAGTCCAAGCCCATATAAGGTAGGTGGGACTGGAACTCAGAATGCGTTAACTCCGCAGGATCACTAATGGAGTCGATAGCCTGATCCTGCGCCAACTGCTTTAAGCTCATATTTGATGTCGTCATCCAACCAAATAAACATAGGTGCGCGCTCACCGAGACCCTCTATATTCAAAGCCTCTAAGAACGCGCCAAACGAAAGTCCCGAACCCGAGCTTTCCAATATGTCTTGCACACTTATCGCGTCGTAGACCAAAACTTGTCGTCCCGAATCGCGAAGTCCAATTCCGATGACAGCTTCAGCCAGACCCTCTATTGCGTATGCTTCTGTCTGGTAATCGGACATGCCTCTAATATTACCTGCGCTAATACTTAATCACAAGAGTGATCATGGATAGTCTTGACCCACCACCAAAACATATCTGTGGATAATGTATGTCGCATGATGTTGATTCTGTAGGCAACTAAGCGAACATTCTCTCGCGAATAACCTTGATCATTGTTGATGCGATCAATTGACGCATTGAACTCTTTGACTCCTGACCCATCCAGATGATGTGTCAACGCAACGCCCGATACCGCGCACTTACCCTTCTGTTCGGCCCAAATATCAATTAAGTCTTCAGGAACCAAGTTCCAGAGATGGGTTTTCTTACGCGTGGATTTAAGCTTCGTGTGCAGGTTTCTTATATATGCCTCATGCGACTGCTGCATAGCCATGTGGCGTTTACGCTGCTTATGCTTTATGCGGCATGGTTCACATTGCATGCGCCATTTTCCGCTTGGGTATTGTTCGAACTCACTGACTGGTAGCTCTTCATTACAGAGCGTACACAACTGTTTATCCACAAACGGCCCCCCAGCGCTTGCAGTACAAGATAGGGCTGCAAAAAATTTTTGCTAGAAAAAAATTTGAAAAAATTTATCTAAATCACTCACTCATTGTCTCCCCTGCCCGTGCACAACCAACCCCAAACCCCGGATCGCGGTACATGAACCTTGTCTCATGACGCATGCATCGAACCTTGTCTGGCAGTAACCCTCCTCCTTCGTCGTCGTGGGTCGGTCTGTTTTGTGAGCAATGACGCTCGATTGATAGGAGTTACAACATGTTCAAACTCATCACTTTCGTAATTGACATCTACGTTGCCATCGAACGTTTCCTCGCCAACCTCATCTTCGTTCCAGTCCTACGTGCCATCAAGCGTCGTCGCTGGGTGCATGAAGCACAGCACGGCAACTGGGATCTCGCCATGGAGATGCTCCGTGAGCTCAACGCAGAACTCGACGCCGAACAACGTCGCTCTTACCGATAAGGAGACTTGCCATGATACCGACTCAACTCGACCTGCAACTGGACCATGAACCATGCATCCCTGTGCATGAACCAGAGATCGTGGAGCATGATGCATGCGACATGGTGCCTGTAGACGTGCTCCTGTCACGGCGGCAGTTCCTCACGCTGGACGTGTTCAAGGACGCCGACTAGGCCTGTACCACTTGTACCAGCTCTGTACCAGCTCTGTACCACTTCTGGCACAGCTGTAACCTGTTGTTTTAATTGCTTTTTCACACATTTGTACCACTTGTACCACTTGTACCACCTTTTTTGGGTTCACACATAACCCGATTTTCAAAAACACGTTTTATCTACGAGTAAAACTCACTTTTGCTGGTACAAGTGGTACACAGTTGTTTTTATTAACTTTTTTGTCTTTTTTACTGGTACATTGCTGGTACATGCTGGTACATGCTGGTACATGCAGTTATTTGTAGCGATCTTCGTCGATCTCCACAGCCATTTTTGCCCTTTTTACCCATTTTTTACCTGTATCGATGTACACCACTGTATATCGATCCATGAATCACGAGGCATTTCTCATGGACCATGATTTCAAACCCGGCTACCAAGCCCACACTCGCAAGCTTCGTAAGTGGTACGCATGTCCACACGAAGACCCAACTAGCACCACTTTCATTGTCT